ACAAGAAGCTGGCGTTGATGTGGTTTATACGACCATCACAGCCGTAGATGCGTTTAGACTTTTACAGAACGCACAGATAACTACCGTTGCAGGCACATCGGCAGGGCAGTTAAGCGGTGCTCGTATCAATAACCTGCTAGATCAGGTCGCATGGCCAGCATCAATGCGTGACGTAGACCCTGGACAGACAACAATGCAAGCCGATCCAGGCACACAACGCACAGCCTTAGCAGCTTGCCAGACCGTAAGCACAAGCGAGTACGGCGCATTTTATGTAGATGCCAGCGGCTCATTTGTATTTCAGGATCGAGCACTTACATCTAGCAGCATAGGTGGCACGCCTACAGCCTTTACCGATACAGGTGGTGAAATCCGTTATTTTGATGCTCAATGGGTACTTAATGACGTGCTTGTATATAACCAGGCAAATATCACAAGATCGGGCGGTGCAACTCAACAGACTAGCAACGCTGCAAGCATCGCTAAGTATTTTTTGCACAGCTACACACAGACAGACTTACTCATGCAGACCGATGCCGTAGCCCTGGAATATGGCCAGGCTTATGTGGCTAGCCGTGCTGAGACCAGCGTGAGATGCGATGCGCTGACCTTAGACCTTTACACAGAAAACTACGATGTAGGCATAGTTGCAGCGCTTGGCTTAGATTTTTTTGACCCTATAACCGTAACCACTAGCCAGCCAGGATCATCAAGCCTGGTCAAAACCCTGCAGATATTTGGCGTGGCTATGACTATCAAACCAAATAAGTGGCAGGTAAAATTTACAACGCTAGAACCTATTTTAGATGCGTTCATTTTAAATAATAACGAGTACGGAATTTTAGACACTAGCAGCTTGAGTTACTAAGGAGACAAAAATGGCAAAACAGACCTTTACCACCGGGCAGGTTTTAACCGCTGCCCAAATGACTAGCCTGCAACAGACGGCTATGGGTGGTGGATCGGCCACGGCCAAGACCGCTAGTTACACGTTAGTAGCTGCCGATGCAGGTACAACCGTAATAATGAACTCGGCCTCAAGTACAACCATTACTGTAAATACATCTCTTTTTGCGGCAGGTGACACGGTATTTATAGTTAATCAAGGTGCGGGTGTCTGCACGGTTACAGCCGGTACTGCCACAGTCAGCACCGCTGGATCGCTTGCTTTAAGTCAAAACGAAACCGGTCAATTATATTTTTTAAGTACAAGCGCTGCAATTTTTAGTGATTATACTCAAGGTGCATCTACTGGAGGCATGACCTTGCTATCAACGACAACCTTGTCTAGCACATCAACCACAATTTCAGGCATAAGTGGCTCATATAAAAATCTGCAAATTGCTATTTTTGGCGTAGATCACGCTTCATCAGGTGCAAATATAACGTTGCAATTTAACGGTGTTACATCTGGGTATTTTGGCACAACAACTGACGATAGCAGCACATCCGCAACAAGGACAAGCAACGCAAGCGCAATTCCGGTTTTATTTGGTAATGGCTACGGCACAGGCGGCGAAAACTTAACAAACATAAATATACCCTTTTACACAAAAACAGTAAGAAAACCAATAGAAATACAGAGTGTGTATAAGACAGATGATGGCACAAGACTTACAGGTGCGACAAATGGCGTTTATGGATCAGCAAACACCAGCGCGGTTTCCTCAATTACTATTTTAAGTTCTGCAACACCAACAGCTGGCACAGTAGAAATATACGGTATAAACTAAATGACAAATCCAACAAAACAAATTTATGATGCACAAGGCAATATGGTTGAAACTGTAATGACCGATGCTGAATATGCAAATTGGAAACAGGCAATAGCCGAAGCGGCTTTGTTACTGGCATGAGTCTTACAAGCTATAACGGTTGGCCTGCGAGCAAAGACCAGGCAGAGATCAATGTAAAACCATTTGCTATTAAAGGCACGGCTATTAAGATCAGATGCGCTAAGGATGCCGGGCCACTACTAGCTGCATTTGCTGCAGAATTTCATGCGCTTATTGAGCCCATCGATGAAGGTAAATTAGATGACTGGGCTTACGCATTTAGGATGGTACGCGGTACCACCGACAAACTTAGCTGCCACAGTAGCGGCACAGCCATCGACCTAAACGCCACACAGCACCCACTAGGCAAGGCAGGCACATTTGATGCGGCTAAGGTGCCGATGATCCAGGCGCTTGCTAAGAAATATGGCCTTACATGGGGCGGCGATTACCGAGGCCGTAAAGATGAAATGCACTTTGAGGTATCAGTTACCCCAGAGCAAGCAAGAAAACTAACTACAAAACTAGGGCTAGATGGAGACAAAAATGCAGGAGCAAATTAAAGCCATAGGACTAAGTTACGGCCGAGCAGCTGCGGCAGCGGTTGCAGCGCTATACATGGCGGGTGTAACCGATCCACGCACATTAGCTAACGCGTTTATTGCAGCGCTGATTGGCCCAGTACTTAAAGCCCTAGACCCTAAATCTAAAGAATTTGGCCTAGGCAAGAAGTAGTGCGCAGGCTGGTAGGGGCGGTGGCCTTGCTACTGCTCCTATCAGGGTGTGGCTATCAAGGATGGGTAAGGTATGAGTGCCAAGAATACGAAAACTGGGGTAAAGCTCAGTGCCAGCCACCTGCCTGCGAAGTGGTGGGTACATGCTCCAAAGACTTACTACCAAAAGAAGTCTATGAAGCGCCTAACGCCTGAGCAGCTACACGCTAGGCTTATTGTGTTTATCGGCTGCACGCTTGCCCTGGTATTTGCCTTTAGCGTACTCGGCATGTTGTATGCGCTGATATTTGTAACGCAGCCTATTGGCAACCAAGCACCCAACGATGCAGCGTTTATTGACTTGCTTACAACCCTGACCATATTTTTGACTGGCAGCTTGGGCGGTGTATTAGCAAGCAACGGCTTAAAGTCTAAGCCTAAAGACCAACACGACACGCCGCCAGATACGCCTAGTACTTGATTATGTCGGTAGTGCGCTTTACCCTTTTACAAAAGGTGGTAAAGGGCTACCTGATAAACAAGGGATCACACTATGCAAATCGAACACATCATGGCTTGGGCGTTGTTTTATACGCTAGGCATCGCGGTAATCTTTTATGGCTTGGGAGTAGCTGCAGGCCGTAAGGATGGCTACTTGGCAGGCCGCGCAGCTGGTATGCGCATCGGCGCAGATCGCCGGGTGAATAAATGATTAAGACTGCACCTACTGGCACTTACTGCACAGACTGCAAAGCCGAGTTTGGCAATTTTGATACTAAGACCCAAACCTGGAGTTTTAGTGATAAGTGCGTGCCTATTGCCACGATCATTACCGTATCGGTCACAATAAAATCTAAGGGTGCAACACGTGCCTACTGCAACTACCATAAACGTCAGGCTGAGACTTGGCCAGACGGTAAAGGTGGTTTTATCCATTGGTCGCTAGCAGATCAAATGCAAGCAGCCGTAGAGGCAGAAAAACAGGTGCTTAATGTTTAACCTGGATGATTATGAGGATGTTAATACACGCATTAAGCGCTTTAGAACCGAGTACATATCGGGGCGCATTGAGACCAATATAGTTGAAGTAGATTTACAGGCTGGCTACGTGCTGGTCAGGGCTGCTATTTACCGTGAGCATGAGGATATAGTGCCTGCAGCTGTGGACTTCGCTTACGGCAACGTGGCCTTTTACCGCGAGAATATGAAGCGGTGGTTTATTGAGGACACTACAACGTCTGCAGTAGGCAGAGTCATTAGCTTGCTTATGCCAAGTGAGCATCGACCTACTAAAGAGAATATGGCACAGGTGCAACAGACCGCCCCGGCACCGCAACCTGATCCGTGGGTAGTACATCCCGAAGGCACGGCAGAGCCACTAGCTACAGGCTTAGACCTGATAGCAGGGGCGTTAGGTGGAGTTATTAAGGAACAGGTTGAGACCTGCGACCACGGCCGTATGGTGTGGAAAGAAGGCATTAGCAGCAAGACAGGCAACAAGTACAAGGGATGGGTTTGTCCGTCAAAAGCAAAACCACAATGCGCTCCACGATGGGAGAAGTAAATGAGCGGCGATTTTGAGATGATTAACTTAAAGACAGGTAATCGCTTAACGATACAGATGGATGGCACCGAGATACGTGACCAGGTGCAGCCGCCTGCTATCGAGTGGTGCGATAAGGGGCAGCATTTTGGCTTAAAGATCGATGGCAAATATGTAGATGACAAGCTATGGATTTGTTTAGAGTGCAACCGTGCATAAGGTTATATTAGATTATGCACAAGAGATCGAGGCACATGAGATAGGCCTAGCACGCGTACTGGCCAGAGCATCAAGGCCAGATCACGCAGGCAGGTTTAACAAGGCTATTAGTCTGCATGAGTTCATAGCCGAGCACGCCGAAGCTGTGGCATCCGAGATGGCTGTAGCGCAGTACTTCGGCATACGTAACTTTCGGGCTACGTTAAACACCTACAAGGGGCAGGCAGATGTAGGTAGCCGCGTTGAGGTCAAATGGACTAAATACGAAAACGGCTGCCTGATCGTAAATGCTACCGATCGAGCACAAGACGTAGCGATATTAGTGACCGGGCATAGCCCTTGCTATCGCCTGGCTGGCTGGATACCAATAGCGATGGCTAGGAGTTCACGCTATTTAAACGCTCGACAGGGTAACTTTTGGGTAACTCAGGATGATCTATTTCCTATTGAAAACCTACGAGCTAGTGTCCACGGCGATGCACTTAGTTGAGTGCCGGGTATGTACGGCCAAGACAGACCACAAAATAGTCCAAGTCACCGACAACCTGCCGCCTGATACTCATGTCTTAGAGTGTCTAGGTTGTGGGGTGTTATGTGTTATGAGATGGAGACAAGATGCCTAAAGATAGACCGCAATTTATGTATGAGTGTCCATGTGGCTACAGCCTTAAAGCTGCGCTTGGGTTTATGAGCCAGGCCGAGGTATCGCAGCTTATGGTGAACCACATCCAGTCGATGCACATGGGGGTCGATGATGACTAGATTTGAACAACCTATGAAACGATATTTGACAAGGATGCTACGCTCCAGTCGCCTTAGCGAGCCGCAACCGCGGATAGCTCGCCTGCGACACTTCACTATTTGGGCCGCGCTATTTGTAATTACAACGGTTGCAACAGGGCAAGCAAAAGCAGACAATATAAACAATACAGAGATGTTTAAGTTATATGCACACATGAAAGTACTAGACGATAAGCAGTACAGATGTGTGGTTATATTGTGGCGTATGGAAAGCAATTGGTCACCAACAGCCCGGAATAGTAAGAGCACAGCATTTGGTATTCCACAGCTATTAAAGATGAAAGAAACCAACCCATTTAAACAAATAGATTTAGGTCTAAAGTACATCGATCACAGATACGATGGTGATACATGTAAAGCATTAGCACATCATAAGAAGCGAGGCCATTACTAATGGCATCAAGGCGAGGCAACCCACGTACCAAGCAGAGCTACAAGAAGGCAAGGATGGCGGTCCTATTCAGGGATCAGTTCACTTGTGCATATTGTGGTGGTGAGGCTAACCAGGTCGATCACGTTGTGCCGTTGAAAACAGACAGCAGCCTGGCTAACGCTATAAGCGTAGATAATTTAGTTGCATGTTGTAAGCGATGTAATACACGAAAGAACGCTAAGCCATTAGCCGTTTTTTTAGCCGATACTGCTACCCCCCCTGATTTTTCCTCCAGATCGGAAGA